ATCTTTGGTTCACCGGGAGCATAATTACTCTTAACTTGTGGGGGCTATATGCCCCCACATTTTAACTAGGATAACTTGTTATACCGACTGCCCTAGCAGACGCTCGTAGAGATGGTATAACTTTACTTACGAGGTAAAAATGGCTAATTCAACTTTTTCGGGTCCTATTAGATCTGAAAGCACACTTAAAACTGTAAGCAAAAATGCTACTACTGGTGCTATCACTGAAGTAACAACTCTTGGGGATGGACCAGTAAGTCTTTCTGATGGAAATGTAACTCTTACAAACGCTACACACAGTGGAAGAATTTTACTTGTTCCAGATGGAAGTCAAGACAACACATACACACTACCAGCACCAATAGCTGGATCTGTATTTAGATTTGTTTATGCAGGAGGAGCGGCTGACGCTACTGATGCAATCATCGTTACTCCGGGCAACACAAATTTTTACATTGGTGGATTAACTTTTCATGACCAAGATGGTAACGAAATAAGTTCTGTATTTTCTGATGGTAACTCAAACAGCAGTATTCAAATAAATGTACCACAAGCATTTGACATTACTATTGTTGGAAAAGACACAACTAATTACCAAATTTTTGGTAATGTAACATCAACAACTGTACCAGCGTTTGCTGATCAGTAAAACAATATCGTGGGGCTTCGGCCCCACACTGTTAATTAGGAGATAATATGAGTGACGTAAAAGCGAGTGTTGCATTAACATCTGATGGTAGATTACAAGGGTTTATTGGTGGCAGTGCTACCAATCTTGGTCCACTAAGAATTCATTCAATACAATGTCAATCAAGTGCAGCAGATGGCGAAGTAAAAATTTATGATAACACTGCAGCATCTGGTGATATTAAAATTCATTTAAAATGGGGTACAGCAGCTAATGAACCTCTAGTAATGAGTTTTGAGGGAAATGGCGTTAGATTTGAAACAGCAGCTTTTGTTGATGTGACTAACTGTGATTTTGTTGTAGCATACTATAATTAAAAATGATACGAAGGTCTTCGATGCCGCAACAGATATCTAAACCCGGTCAAAAAAAGAAGTTTCTTAAAAAAAAGAAAAAGAAAAAGAAAAAGGTAAAGAATGGCAACATCCGGTACTAATACTTTTAACTTAGACGTTGATCAAGTCATTGAAGAAGCATTTGAAAGATGTGGAATTAATTCTAGATCTGGTTATGATTTAAAAAGCGCAAGACGTTCACTTAATATTATGTTAGCTGAATGGGCTAACAGAGGTATTAATCTTTGGACGGTTGAGCTTAGAACATTAACACTAACGGGTAGCACAACAAGTTACACGCTTGATAGTGATTTAGTTGATATACTTGAAGCAGTTTTATTTAAAACATCAGATACTACAACAGACATTGAAGTTGATAGAATAAGTCGTGCTGAGTATTTAAATATTTCTACTAAATCTAGTGAAGGTACACCGGTACAATACTTTTTGGAAAGAGGAGCATCTACTCCTACATTGTATTTATATCCAACACCAGATGGTGCACACACTTTCAAGTATTATGGTTTAACTAAAATACAAGACGCGGGTGATTATAATGATCAACTAGAAGTTCCAACTAGATTTTTACCATGCTTAACTTCTGGTTTAGCTTATTATACTTCTGTAAAAAAAGCACCAGAGAGAACACCTTTACTAAAACAATTATATGAAGAAGAATGGCAACGTGCTTCAGAAGAAGATAGACCACGTTCTAGTTTCTTTGCTACATATTTAATGGCACACGCATCGGGTAAATTTTCAAAAGCAATATCTGATCGTAGTGGTATGGAGTTTCCTTACAAAGAAATGGTCAAAGAATGGAATGGTTCCATGGTTCATAAATCTGAGTTTGAAGCTAAACATCCACAGCTTGAAAGACAAAGACACGCAGCGGATGCACAAAGTGTTAAAGATGGTAGACCAGATAGATTAGAACCTATAACTGTTTTTGTCGGCGGTGCAGGATTCTTTGAATACGAAAATTCTATGCAACCTTCAACAAGTAAAAAACAACCTTTAGTTGTGTCATCTATTGGTATAGTATCAGTGAGCGTATCATAATGACAACAACATATTCAGAACTAGTAACACAAATAAGAGATTATACAGAGGTTAGTAGTAGTGTTTTATCAGACTCTATTGTTAACGATTTTATTCAGCACGCTGAAAATAGAATATTTAGAGATGTAGATTTAGATGTTTTTAAATCCCATCAATCTGCAAATTTAACAGCAAGTAATGCTTTTTTATCTTTACCGGGTGGCGCGTCTCCGGATCCAACATCACTTGGCACCGTTAGACACATGCAAATATTTGCACCATCTGGAACATCAAGGACATTTTTAGAACAACGCGATATTAGTTATATGAACGAATATTGGCCAGATCGAACTTCTACAGGGACCCCTAGATACTGGGCATGGTGGGATCATAATACAATTTATGTTGCACCAACGCCCGATGTAGCGTATAACGTGGAGTTAGGAATTACTAGATTACCAACAAGACTTTCTAGTAGTAATTCAACCTCTTGGTTGGGTAATAATGCTCCAGCACTATTGCTTTATGGGAGTCTTGCAGAAGCCTTCAAATTTTTGAAGGGACCAGCAGAAATGCTGCAATTATATGAACAATCATATCAACGGGCACTTCAAGAACTTGTCATAGAACAACAAGGAAGGCACCGAAGAGATGAATATATGCACGGGGCGTTACGTACTCCTCTGCAATCACAGAACCCATAGGAGGATAAAACATGGCTATAACTCAAGCTGTATGTACAAGCTTCAAACAAGAATTGCTACAAGGAACGCACAACTTCACTGCTTCCAGTGGTGATACTTTTAAAATAGCATTGTACACAAGTTCCGCTTCTTTGGATGCAACTACAACCGCTTTTAGCACAACTAACGAAGTCTCTGATTCTGGAACATATAGTTCTGGTGGAGGAACTTTAACAAGCGTAACTCCAACAACTTCTGGAACTACAGCTATTTGTGATTTTGCTGATATATCTTTTACATCTGCAACTATTACAGCAAGAGGTGCTTTAATTTATAATAGCTCTGACTCTAATAAAGCAGTCGCTGTTTTAGATTTTGGTGGTGATAAGACATCTACAAGTGGAACCTTTACAATTCAGTTTCCAACGGCTGATGCAAGTAACGCTATATTACGATTGGCATAGGAGAATAAATGGCTTTAGTCATTAATGACAGAGTAAAAGAAACTTCGACCACTACAGGTACGGGAGTTTTTTCTATTGGCAATGCTGTAACTGGTTTTGATACTTTTGCTGATGGTGTTGGTAATAGTAATACAACATACTATTGTATTGCACACCAAGATCAAGATGAGTTTGAAACAGGATTAGGTACACTTAACGGTGATAGTTCTACATTAACTAGAACCACTGTTATATCTAGTTCTAATAGTGATAATGCTGTTAATTTTAGTTCTGGTACAAAAGATGTATTTTGTACAATACCTGCTAGTAAATTAATATTTGAAGATGGTAGTGATAATATAAATATATCCTCCCTAAAAAATACAAGTCTGGTTGTTGGTAGAGATGCAGACAACGATATAGATTTTGCTACTGATAACAACATAATATTTAGAGCAGCAGGTGCTGATCAAATAGTTTTAAAAGATGGTGTTTTAGAACCTGTAACAGATGACGATGTTGCTTTGGGAACAAGCGGCACAAAAAGATTTAGTAATTTATTTTTAAGTGGTTCTATTACAGCAGGAACTAACGCAAACATAGGTGGTAATTTAAATCTTAATGGTGCTTTTGAAATAGATGTAGCCTCTGGTGATCCAACAATAATTTTTGATACACAAGGTGCTGACAAATTTCATATCGCTGTAGATGATTCAGATAGTGATAATTTTGTTATTAAATCTGGTGGAACAGTGGGTTCTGGTAACGGATTAAAATTAGATAGCAGCGGTAATTTAACAGTAACTGGGGATGTAAGTGTAGGTGATGATCTTACTGTTGAAGGTGGTGTTATTGATGTAAAAAATACAGGAGCACAATCTGTAGTTAGATTTTATTGTGAATCATCAAATGCTCACTATGCAGAAATACAAGCTCCGGCGCAC